TAATACAGACCCTCACACATTCTCAGCTATATGGTATGGGTTAGATGGATATGAGGTTGCAGATATTAAAGATAAAAAGAACTATTCAGGAAAGGGGGCAAGGGCATGATAAATATGGAACTTATAAGGACAGAACTTGAAGGACTATATGGTAGTGAAGTAACAAGGGACATGACACAAATAATCAAACTATATGAGATATACGAAGGGAAAGGTCAAGACTGGGCTACTCCCCAACTCGATTACAAACCAACAAAAAAAATTACTAATTTTATCAAAAAATTAATAAAAGAAGAATCAAGATTTTTATTTGGAAAAAGTCCTGAAATTGTTACTATTTCAGATAATAAAGAACAGGCAGAAAATATAAGGCAATATATTGAGAAAGTTCTTAAAAATAGCCTATTCCAAGACAAATTAGTTAAAGGCGCAAGAGATTGTTTTATTGGTAAAAGAGTTGCCTTAAAATTAAGCGGCGGAAAAGACAAGCCAATTAAAGTATCTTTTAGACCTGCACTTGAGTTCGTGTTTGAACCAAAAGATGATGATGTTGATGAACTTAATAAAATCATCTTTTTTTATTCAATAAATAATAAAGAACATAAAGAAGATCAGAGATTTTGGAAACAAAAGTATTACATGCAAAAGAATCTTTGCTATGTAGATGAAGGTGTATATGATGGCAATGGTAGAGTAGTTGAATTAATTCATGAACATACAAATACTGGACTTAGTTTTATTCCGGCGTATGTAATCATAAATGATGGCTTAACTGGAGATTTGAAAGGTGAATCAGATGTCGAAGAACTGACAGAAAATCAAATGATTTATAATAAGTTATCATCTGATGATGTTGATAGTCTCAAATTTAATATGTTTCCTCAAACAGTGGCGACAGATGCAGAAGAAGATAGTTTAAAAGATATGGTAATAGCTCCAGGAGCTTTAATTGATTTACAAACAAATAAAGTGAGTGAACACCAAGCACAAATATCAAAGCTTGAAAGTACATTCGGATATGGTCAAAAACTGGAAGATACTCTTAAGCGTATCAAGTCTGAACTATACGAAACATTAAATATTCCTAATCTAAATATGGATGATTTAAAGGGAGTTATGACTTCTGGAAAATCTATGAAAGCATTGTACTGGCAATTAATAACAAGGTGTGAAGAAAAATACATGTCTTGGCAACCTGCATTAGAATGGCTATGCTATGCAATACTTGGAATGTCTAATACTTATGGAATTGAGAAGATAGATATTCCTGAAGACTTAAGAATAGAAGTTCATAATGTATATCCTTTACTTGAAGATGAACAAGAAGAGAAAATGTTGGATATGCAAGAAGTCACTACAAAAGTAAGATCTATCAAATCGTATTTGAAAAAGTGGGGACATTTAGAAGATAAGCAAGCACAAGATGAAATTTATCAGATAAAAACTGAAAGTGATCTATTAAATGGAGACCATATTTTTGACGGGGCTATAGAAAATGAATAGGTATTATTTGGAGTTAGTAGAAGAGGCAAGACGAAAAAAGCTTATATTAGTTGATGATTGTAAACAAGAATTATCTAAATTATATTTAAGAGCCTACAAGGATATAAACAATAAAGTCTTTACAAAAGATTCCAATATATGGGCTATGCAGTATAGAGATGAGTTGAAAAAAAGAACAAAAGAACTTAATCCTATACTTTATGAAACAGTCAAAAATTATGCTGAGAAATCAGCAGACATAGGAGTTTATCCGGAATGGGCGTTATTTAGTAAAATTTTGGGAGACAAAGACCATGAAATCTTAAATACACTTACAAGAATACCTGAAGAGGTAGTAAGAGAACTTTTAAACGGCGATATGTATAAAGATAATCAGGGGTTAAATAAAAGAATTTGGCGATTTCAAAAAGAAAATGAACAAAAAATTGATTATATAATTCAAAGAGGATTGATTGAAAAAAAGAGTACATTTGAGATTGCAAAAGACTTAGAAATGTATGTTAATCCAAAGGCAAAAAAAACATTTGAATGGAAAAAAGTATATCCAAATGCAGGAAATAAGACAATAGACTTTAATGCTTATAGACTGGCAAGCACATCAATTACTCATGCTTATCAAATGGCAACTATAAGGGCAGCACAAGCAAATCCATTTAGTGAGGGAGTCAAATGGCATAGCGTATTATCTCAAAGGACTTGTCAATTGTGTAAAGAAAGACATGGAAAAATATTTAAAGCTGAAGATGTTCCACTTGATCATCCACTTGGATTATGTACTACTTATTCAGTGATAACTAAATCATTAAAAGAAATATCTGAAGAACTAAAAAAAGGTGTAATTTCTAATAACTCAATAAATAATAATCCCCTTAATGATAATAAGGTTGTAGAAAATTCACAGAATATAGTGTATAATATACCTAAGAACAGGCAAGAAGCAAAGAAAATGTTAGTAAGACAAATAGGTTTTAACAGCATACAGAATTCATTTGATTTAATTGATGAAGAATTGGCTATAGCTAATACATTGCAACTTGCAAAACTTGAAGATAAATTTGGAGCAATACATAAGTCCATAGGAGGTATTGGAGCTGAAGATAGCCAAGGTACTGTTGCTTATGTAAGTCATCAATTAGTCAATCTTACTAATCAAAGTTTATCTCTATGTAAAACACACTTTAAAGATAAATCTACATTTATCAAAAATGAAATGAATTCAATAACTATAGGTTTTGCAATGCCCGCCAAATTAATAGATGAAGAACTAATGATATATACAGTGACTCACGAATATGGGCATATGTTACAAAATGTTTTAGTAAGGCAAGCTTATGAAGATAATGGTTGGACCGAGAAAGATCGTATGCAATTTGTGGATTTTACAAAAAGCACAAAAAAGGGGCAGTTCAAATGGTATAATAATATTAAGACAAGAGTGCAAAAAGAATGTGCTGATGAAATAATAGATATTGCTAAAAAAAATAACTCTGATTTTAAGCTTAGTGATAATTTATCAAGTTATGGAAAAACTAACCATGCTGAGTTTTTCGCAGAAGTTTTTGCAAATTCTCAACTTGGTGAGCCAAATGAACTCGGAAATGCTATGAATATTTGGTTAAAGAAGAAAGGATTGATATTAAATGAGAAGTGAAATACCGTATTTCTTGACTAATCCTAAATGGTATAAATTTGATGAAGATAAAATCAAATATGTTTTAACTGATAAAGCGCCAAAAGAGGCATTAGAAAGCTATGAAGAACTGTATAATTTTGAAAATAATACTGAAGAGAATGACGGTGAGCTATATACTGTAGATAAATAAAAATATTGACAAAATAACTCTAATAAATTATTATGTAAGATATATTACATAATTTTATAAAGGAGAATTGATATGAAAAAACTATTGTATTTGTTGGCGGTATCTGTTTTATCTATAAGTTTAGTTGCATGTGGTGGAAATTCCGAGCAAAAAGCACAAACAACACCTGAGCAACCTAAGCAAGAAGAGTCAAAAAAAGAAGAACCTAAGAAAGAAGAATCCACTGGAAATGATACTACTGGAAAAGAGGAAAACAGTGAGATAGGAAAAAGAACTATAGTAAAATCTCAAAAAGGGATAAATATTAAAAAAACATCCGGACCGTTTGAAATAATAGTTACTGATATACAGGTAAGTAAATTAGAGACTAATGATAATAGTAAATCTATGTTTAATAACAAAGACGAGGTAACCATAGTTACTATAGCTATGACAGTTGAAAATAAAGATAAAAAAACTAACTCTATTTATCCTGATCAAGGTAAGATTGTTACAAACACAAAGGAACAAAAGGATGTTGATTTAATGCTAAGTGATCACTTAGGTGGAGATTTTATAGGGGAAGTTGTAAAAAAAGGAAATATAATTTGTGTATTGGATTCTAAAGCTGAGGATATAACTAATTTAAAATATTTTATAGATCCAGGTCACAGCTCTGAAGATTATCAAAACTTTGGTGAAAAGGTAGAATTTGATTTTAAATTTTAATAAATAGCAATTAACCACTCTGATGAGTGGTTTTTTAATGCTAAAAACAAGACTTTAGGCAATAGTCGTTAAACAGGTCTATTTTTTATACAGTAAATCTGGTTTGCTGAACCTAAAATCAGCAGCACGAGGACATGGCAACGTCCTAAAAAGCCTATGTGTGAAAGGAGAAAAAATGAAAACTGAAGATTTAAAAAATCAAGGCTTAACAGATGAACAAATATCATTCGTTATGGCTGAAAATGGTAAAGACATTGAAAAATTCAAGACAGAGAATGAAACAAACAAGACTGAATTAAAATCAGTTAAAGAACAGCTAAAATCAGCTAATGAAACTATTGAATCTTACAAGAATATGAATATTGAAGATATCAAGAAATCAGCTGATGATTACAAGGCTAAATTTGAGCAATCAGAAAACGAAAGAAAATCTGAGATTGAAAAGCTTAAACTATCACACGCAATAGATAATGCGCTTACTAAAGCAGGTGCTAAAAATCTAAATGCAGTTAAAGCTACACTTGATTTATCAAATGTGAAACTTGATGGAGATAAGCTTTTAGGGTTTGATGATTTGCTTAAAAATAGTAAAGAGCAAGACAGTTACCTGTATGATGATGCACAGCAAAGCCAAGGTACAGGCAGTACAGGAAATTTTGGTAAACAAAATAGGCAAAAGATAACGAAAGAACAATTTAATTCGATGACCTACTTTGAGAGAGTAGATTTAAAAAATAGTGATGAAGCTCAGTATAATGAGCTTGTGAAAGGAGAATAATTATGCCAACAGGAGTAACAAAATTAAGTAACTTGGTAGATCCTCAGGTAATTACTGATATGCTGATACCTGAACTTGAAAAGAAGATAAAACTTGCACCACTTGCTGAAGTTGATAGAACTTTGCAGGGTAATGCGGGTTCAAAACTGACAGTACCAAAATGGTCATATATAGGTGAAGCGTCAGATGTGGCTGAGGGTACGGCTATACCTATCGAACAACTTGGTAAGACAGAAAAAGAAATGACTATTAAAAAAGCCGGTAAAGGTGTAGAGATAACTGATGAGGCTATGTTATCAGGATATGGAGATCCACTTGGTGAGGGTACAAGACAGCTTGCCGTATCAATTGCTGATAAGATAGATAATGAGCTTGTTGTAGCACTTGCTACTTCAACTCAGACATCAGCAGTTACAGGAGGGCTTACTGTTGCAAATCTTGATAAGTCTCTTGCTGTATTTGATGATGAAGATGATGAACCTGTAGTGCTTGTATGCAATCCTGCAAATGCTATGGAGCTTAGAGCGGATGCAGGTAAAAACTGGTTGTCAGGCAGTGAGATAGGAGCAAATAGGATAGTAACAGGTGCCTTTGGCGAGATACTTAATACTCAGGTTCTTAGGACAAGAAGAGTTGCTAAAAACACTGCATATCTTGTTAAAAAAGGTGCTTTGAAGCTATTACTAAAAAGAGATACCATGGTTGAAACTGATAGGGATATAGTAAAGAAAACAACGGTAGTAACAGCAGATAAGCACTATGGAGCATATCTATACAATGATAAAAAGACTGTTAAGATAACTATATCTTAGGAGGTATGTGAGATGAGTATGTTGCTTAGGAGATATCACGAACAACCAAAAGAAGAGCCTGAAAAAAGGGCTCTTCCAGATTTAAGTTATGATGAACTTAAAGCATTGGCTAAAGATAGGGGTATAGAAGATTATCACAAAATGAAAAAAGCTGAACTTATAGACGCTTTAAAGGATAGTGATTAATATGCCAAGAGTTTTATCTGAAGATGAAAAAATAAAAGCGATAAAAGCAATCAAATTTGATTTAGAAGAGAGGAAATTTCCTTTTTTTGAAGAAGATGAGATTGCTTTTTTACTTGAAAAAAATCTCAATGTGGTTGACTTAGCTGTTTATGATGGCTTGGTTAAGAAAGCAAGAATTGATAGTATCAAATTGCCATCAGGTCTTGAAAAACCTAATAATAGGGAATATTGGCTTAATTTAGCAAAAATTCAAAAAGATAAGATATTAGCAGGTATAAAGGCTGGGATTTATGCAGATATTGCAAATGAGCTATTAGCACTTGGATTTACTGAAAATAAAAAAGGTGGATTTAGAGTTATGAAAAGAGCTGATGAAATATGAATACAGAGGTTATCACGTCTCAAGAGATAGCTGAGGTAATCAAAGAGTTTGGTGGAGCTGTTCAAATCCTTAGGCATACCAAGGATGAATTTGGCGAAAGTGAAATCAATACAGTAGTTACTACAGTTTTAGCTTATTTTTATGAAAAAAACAAAGGTATTAACTTAAATATATCTATATCTGGTGAAACAGTTTCATCATCGGCATCCGGAACACCTTACAGACTTATGATGGCAAGAGATGTAGAAAGTGAAAAGATTCGTGTAAATGATGAATTTGTATACAATTTAGACAGGTATAAGATTATTGATTTAGGAAAATTTGAAAGCGCATATTTTGACATGTATTGTGAGGTGATTAAGTAATGAGGTGGGATTTAAACGGTATATCAAATGGAATCTTAGGTTTTGAAAACCAAATGGTACAGAGGGTAGAAACGTATGGCAATTCAGCAGGTCAAAAAATGGAAGCACATGCAAAAGCTAATGCGCCTTGGACTGATAGGACAGGAAAAGCGAGACAAACTATCACAGGTGGTGGGGAATGGCATGGAAATAAAATGCGATGCTATGTTGCCGGAAATATGGACTACTCCATTTGGCTTGAACTTGCCAACGAAAAGAGACATGCAATCTTACATCCTACATTACTTGCGATGTCAAACGATATATTGGAAGGTATGCGAAATCTGTTAGGGTAGGAATATGTGGAAAAAAATTTATAAACATTTAAAATCTAAAGGCTTTGATGTGTACTCTCCTGCCCAACATGAAGGAGTATGCACAGAGCCTTATATTGTATTAAGGAATGCTGGAGAGCTTAACAAAGATAGCCACAGTAATGGGATATACGATATATCAGTCTATTTTCCAAAGGGAAAATACTCAAAATTGGAAGATTATAGGCTAAGTTTAGTAAAAGTATTGAGTGAGCTTGATTATCTTAAAAAAACAGGGTTAGAAACGCCTGTTATTTATGAAGATGATATAAAGGCTTACTCTTTTAGTATTCAATATATTTTGATGAAAGCCAAAGGAGGAATATAGTCATGGCGATGAAAGAATTGAAACCAATACCTATAGCCAATATAGTTAGAGTAGAGATAGAAAACTATCCTGCTGGTGGCGGAGCTGGAACACCAACAAGACAATATAGGATAAAGACTGCTGATGAAATTACTTGTAAACCATTTGTGTCTGAAGGAAAAGAAGATATACTTAGGTCTTTTAATACCATTATGGCACAAAACAAGCTTGAGGACTTGGTATTGGGCTATGAATTGACACTCAAAGAAGTTGCTATGTCACCAGAAGTATTTGCTTTGATAGATGGAGGAAGTGTAACATATAAAACTGGTACGACATTCCTGTCTTATGAAGGCCCAGCTGTGGGACAAGAAACAAAAAGGGAACTCTTTAAAATTATGATTTATTCAGAACAAAAAGATGCCAACGGTGGTAATGTATCATATTTGAAGACTACATTTGAGTATGGTAAAGGAAAGCCGGCTGAGTTTTCATTTAAGAACGGAGAATGGGTTACACCTTCATATTCAATAAAGACAGCTGCTAAAATAGGGGAAAAACCTATAAAAATAGAAGTTTTAGACACATTACCAGAATAATTACCAAGGGAGCATTAGCTCCCTTTTTCATAAAGGAGATTAAACATGGAAAATACATTAAAAGCAATTACAATTGAAGAATTAAAGAAAGTAAAAACTCAGATAATTCAGATATCAGATTTTTCAGGAGAAGGCACTTTCAATGTTGAAGTGAGAAGGCCATCCTTGTTGACATTGGCTACCAGTGGTAATATCCCCAATGAATTAATAGGTGATGTAAATGACCTATTCTTTGGAAAAAAAGAAGAAAAAGACATTGAAATGGCTAAACTAAAAGAAATTTATGATGGTATCGTAAAAGCTACTTTGGTAAGCCCAACTTTTGAAGAGTTAAAAGAAAATGACATACAGCTCACAGAAGTACAAATCGGAGAACTGTACAAGTATGTCGTTGGAGGTGTTAAAGAGTTAAAATACTTTCGTGAGATCCAAAACAGCACTAAGACTGCTCAATATGAGCAAATTTTACAAAAAATTGCCGAGCTCAATTCTAAGGATTGAAGATGAATACACAGCTTTTTGCATTGACGAGGCAATCATGCTAATTCATCAAATGGCAAATGCCAGAGATGAAGAAGGTAATTTAATTCATCCGGATAATATATGGTCTGTGGAAGAACGAAAATTAAAATCCCAAGGAATGTCTAGTGAAGAACTGATAGCAAGATTAGAAGGGAGGTTGAGAGATTGATTAATGTAGGACAAGCTATAGCTTATTTAGATTTGGATACAAGTAGGTTTAGGAATCAACTATCCTCAGTGTGGAATGATTTTAGACAGCTTACAGATAGTTCACAAAATTTGGGAGATAGGATATCAACATTAGGTGGTGGATTATCTAAGCTTGGTACAAACTTGACTTTAGGAGTTACTACCCCATTAGTTGGTTTTGGAGTAGCTGCTACTAAGGTATTTGGAGATTTTGAGGCGGGAATTAATAAAATATCCACCCTCGATACTGCTAATAAGCTTAATATTCCAAAGCTTAAAGATGATATTCTCAGCCTCTCAGATAAAATTGGAATAGCCACAGGGGAATTAAATGAATCAGTGTATTCAATGGGCTCTGCAATGGGTGAAGTTACTCAGGATACTGTTAAGTATGTTGAAGTTGCATCTAAAGCAGCCATAGCCGGTTTCACGGATACAAATACAGCGGTTGACGGTCTTTCTACGGCAATGAATATATATGGTGATAAATCTGTAGAAACCATGAACCTGTATGCAGATATGATGTTGAATGCTCAAAACTTGGGTAAGTTAAATTGCTCGGTTACAAAGAAATTTGTAGCATAAAACAGTGGGTTAATTCGAGGAAAACTAAATATTGTTGTTACCTTGATTATGTGATATAATATAATCGAGGTGAAAGATATGAAATTTGAAGATTTAAGCGGTTGTAAATTTGGAAGATTGACAGTAATTCAAAAAGATGCAAAATCAAAAGGAAGAACTAAATGGATATGCAAATGTGATTGTGGTAATGTGAAAAGCATACAAGCTACCCATTTAAAAAGCGGTGCAACTTCATCGTGTGGATGCTATCAAAAAGAAAGAGCCATTTTATGCAATACCATTCATGGAAAAACAACAACATCTTTACACAATAGGTGGAAAGCTATAAAACAAAGGTGCCTAAACTCTAATAATAAAAGATATCAAGATTATGGAGAAAGAGGCATAAACATTTGTGATGAATGGTTAGATTTTAGAAATTTTGAAAAATGGGCTCTAAATAACGGGTATGCCAAGAATTTATCATTAGACAGAGTTGATAATGATAAAGGCTACAGCCCTGATAATTGTAGGTGGACCGATGAAATCACTCAAAATAGAAACAGAAGAGATGTAGTTTATGTTAACGACATAGATAGAAAAATAAAATTAAAAATTGTATCAGAAATAACTGGAATATCATTTGCAACTTTATATGATAGAATTACAAAACAAAATAAAAAGTCTTTAAAAGAAATTCTTTCTG